GCTGTATTTAGCAACCATTAACGTACCTTGTCTTCTTATGTCGTACTCTTTTTCAACAGCTAAATCCATTAGCTTAACAGTTCCTACTGCTGAAGGGTGAGATACAAGAGCAACAAAGTTAGTTAGGTTAACCGCTTGTGGGTTAGAACCACCATTAGTTGCTGAACCTTGGTCTACACCAGAGTTTACATTACCAGAGACAAAGTGAGGAACTGGTACTAATTCAATTCCTGCAATTTTGTGTACTTTACCTTCAGCGATTGAACCTTTACCACTGAAATCAACATTCACTGCGTTTGTAGCGTTTGCTAATTTGTAGTATTCTTCCAATCTCATAAAGCATTTTCTGCCTTCTGAAGGAACATAATTTGCATCAAGCTCTTTAGCCGCCGCAAAGATTGCATCAATCATTGCATTAGCCGCAGTGCTGTCTGTATTAGAAGCAATGCCTGTGTTAGTTATGTTAGTTGTAGCGTCTCCGCCTGTAACACTAGCTGATGCTAGTGATGCTTGACCGATTGTTTGTAAAACGTGCTTATCTTTTTGGAAAGATAATGCTCTACCCATTTCAGTAGAGTACGCACTTCTTACGTCCCAATGCGATTTAGCTTCTTCAATATTTGAAACAAATACAGAAGAGATTAAAAGGTCATTAATTGTAATAACCTTTTCGTTTGCGTTAACATCTGAACCTGTAATTTCAGTTCCAACTGCGTGATAAGATGCACCAATTCTCCCTAAAACTGGGAAAGTTGCTGACTTGCCTGAAGATATGCTTCTGACCATGTCTGCACCTGCTGTTTTTGAAGCTCTGTCAAATGAAGTAATAACTTCACCTGCAAAAACTTTTAAAAACAATGCGTCATCACGAGTGTTACCAGAATTAGCATTTCCAAATTTAACTGGACTTGCGTTTGCCATAGTATTTTCTCCTTTTTATGACGTTAGTTTAATAAAAGCCTCTTCAATTCAGTTATTTAGTCAAGATTGTCTACCGCAGTAGGTCAAGTTATTTGGCTAAATTGTGTTGGCAGTTGCCACGCATAAGCGTTGCACAACTATTTATATAGATAGCGTATTGTCTGTCATTTCTTTAGATTGTTTTTCAGTAATCATATCTGATTTTGAACCATAATCTAAATCTACTTTTGCTGTTTCATTATCAAGAAAAGAATTAGTTTCTGATAAATCTAAAGAATTTGTAGATGACATACACATACTATTTATTTTTTGGTTTCGGTTTCGGCTTTGGTTTTGTTTTCGGTTTGTACTTTTTCATTAAGTTCCTTTGTTGTTTTACTAATTAAATCAATTTCAGATATGGCATGTTTTGCATGAATAAGTTTATCAAAATTTGTTTTTAAAATTTTAAGAAAATTATCATGGTCAGCAACACCAACAGGTTTTTGTAAAAACGTGTCAATGACTGCTGTAGCTTCAGCCGCATCTGCTTCGTATGACCTTTTTAATGCCAATAAAAACATTATTACAACTCCGATTTAGAAAGTTTCTCTTTGACTGCCGCTTGATAAGCAGGGTCTTTTTGGTATCTATCATCAGACATTGCTCTAGTAACTTCAGCCCAAGATTTATAACCTGCTTCTCCTGATGGAGCAGATTGACCTTCTAATAAACTAGGTTCTGAACCATTAGCTTTTTCAAATTTTGCTTTTAATCCTACTACTGCTAATTTTGCAGTTTCTAAATCTTTAGAATTAACTGCTGTGTTGTATGCAGTTTTCTCTGCGTCTGTTAAATTATCAGCCGCCCAGTTTGCCATTTCAGAATAAGCATCATTACCGCCAACTAATTCTTTAACTGTATTAGTTTGTTTTTCACCGATTGCTTTTTGACCTTCAATAAATTGGTCAACATAATCTTTAGGTATTCCTGCTTTTTCTAATGCTTGATATGATTTTTCATCAAGCTGTCCTTTTTCAGCATATTCATTTGACAGGTTTTCCATATTTAAACCTGCACTCTCAACTGCTTTTTCAGCAATATCTAATTCACCTTTTTGTTCTTTAGGTGCTTCTTCTTTTAAAGTAGCCTGACTTACAGGGTCTACTTCTTTAGGAGTTTGTTCACCAAGTTTCTTTTCTAACTCTGAATATGACTTTGCTAAATCTTCAACACTGTTGAATTTTTCAGGTAAGCCTTCAGGTTTACTTTGTGTAGACTGCTCCGCTACTGGCTTTTCGCTAGTAGTTTCTTCTTCTTTATTTACTGTTATTGTTTCTACCATTGTATGTCCTTATTATTGCGGTTTAGATAAATTATTTGCAACTGGTGCAACCGCCTTCTCTGCCATTTGCATAACTTGTTGTTGCTCTGCTTGTTCAGCTTGTGCTTCCGCTTCTTGGGCTAATTGTTCTGGTGATTTAAGAAGACCATCAGTATCTATTCCTAGACCAATAGCTATTCTTTTAATTAAATCATCAGGATTTAAAGCCTGAACAACTTGCGGATTTATCTGTGCAAGATTTCCTATCTCTGCAACAAATTCTCTTAATTTTTGTAAATCATTTCCTCTACCTAATGCTTCAATACCTGTAATAATTGTAGGCTGTACTGTTCCTTTAGGTAATGTTGGAATTTCATTACTTTGTTCCATTCTTTTCATAAGTATTGCTACTAATGGAAGTTGGAACTCTTGTGATAATAATGAATATATACCACCCATAGCTGTTTCTAATTGTTCAGCCATGTATCTAATCTCTTGTGCTGTTACTCTTTCAGCATCTCTTTGTATTGCTGTGTGTAATAAGAATGCGTAAGACATTCTCTCTTCTAATTTAGCAATAGATTTTTCTACTACTTGTAAATCATATTGTTTCTGTGCTTGTAGAACTGTAACATCTTCAGCACTACCAGTAATAATATCGCCATTTCTAGTTAAAGATAAATCTTTCTTTCTAGTAACAGCATTAGGTCTCACCATGAATACTACTTTAGATGAAGCCGCCGCACTCTCTACAAGTGCTTGTGATAAACCTTCTAGTGATTTTAAATCACCTAAAAATTCTTCAACATATCCTCTTCCATAATCTTCATTATCTACTCTTACCATTCTTAATGCTTGATAAGGCAATCTATCTTTTTTAAATTTACCAATACTTGAAGGGATTTTAATTCCATGTACTTCTTGACATACATAAAAATCATTATCGTCTAATTTGTAAACATGTGTGTAAATATCACAGTTATCATCTTGTTTGTAATCAACATCAGACATAACTTGTGCCGCTATTTCTTTACCTAATGATAAAACACTTACTTGTTCTTTAATAATTACTTCTAATAAATTTCCTGAAGCATCTCTTTTAACTACATATTGAGATAATGGGTATACTCTCATTGTACCTTTTTTTGGTAAATAAGTTAGTACGTTACCACCAACTATTAGATGTTTTAATGCTTCAAAAACTGAAACTCTTAATGCTAGTTGTTCTATTTTAGCAGATACTTCTTTTTCTATTACAGACAAAGATTTCTCTATATCTGTTTTCATTTCTTTATTTTCTTGTAATTCTTTTTTAGCTTCTCCTGCTATTGATAGTCTAAAAAATGGGGAATTTGGGGGAAGCAAAAGTAAAAGAAGTTTACTTGCTAAATTGTTGACGCCTCTTGCACCAACTGATTGGAAAGGATTGTATAAATCGCTTGATGATGTAAAACCATCAGGCTTAATTAGAGAGGGAATTGTTAATTCACTGCATTCCTCTGCTCTATCTAAAAAGTGTTCTCTGTCAGTGATTAACTTATTATATCGTTCTTTAGCTGTCTGTTGTTTAGTTAATTCACCTGTATATTCCATCTATTTATGCTGTATAATTAGAGCCGCCTGTAGAAATATTTAAACCAGAAGAAGTATTTAAAGCAGATGTACCTGATTTAGTTTTCTTCTTTTTCTTAATGTTTAAATCCTGCTCGTTAGCTGTAACCAATTCTGGTGCAGTCTGTTCACCAACAGTCTGTGAAGTATTCACAGGTGCAGGTGGAGCTTTTGGTGGCGGTGGCATTTTTGGTCTTGAACACATATTATTTTTCTGTCCTCTCTTTTAAAGTATTGATAAATTTAACCACGTCCCTTTGACCTGCCTTAAAATAGATAGTTTTAGTATCATCTTTTAATTCAGGTGATTTTTCAGGGTAAACTTTGTTTAACAAATCAATTAAGTCATCTACCTTTTGAGGTAGTACCAAATCTTCGTCAATGTTTTTCATCTAAAAGTGAAACTTTACTCCCACAGATTACCTGTAACAGTACCTTTGTTATATTCAGTGGCTCTATTCTCAAAGAAATTAGCGTGTTCTACACCATTTAACACCCACTCTAACCAACCAAGTGGATTATCTTTTACTTTATAATTTGGTTTTAAAGACAACTGTAGAAGTCTTCTATCAGCTATATATCTAATATATTGTTTAACTTCTTCTGGTTTTAAACCTCTAATACCACCCATATCAAAAGCTAAATCAATAAACTTATCTTCAAGGTCTACCATATCTCTAGCTGTTTGATAAATACTTGCTTTAAATTTTTCTGTCCAAATATTTGGGTTTTCTTTTATAATTTGATGAAACAATTTAATCATACTTTCAACATGGTGTGTCTCATCTCTAATACTCCAAGTAACTATCTGACACATTCCCTTCATTCTTCCATATCTTTGGAAGTTAAGTAACATTGCAAAAGATGCAAACAGTTGTAGTCCTTCACCAAATGCAGAAAAACAAGCTATCTCTCTAGCTAATCCTTCTACACCTTTGCCTTTAGATTTAAAAAGATATTCATGTTTGTTAGACATTTCTTTGTACTCTTGAAATGCTTTGTATTCTTTATCAGGTAAACCAATAGTATCATTTAATAATGAATAACTATGTGCATGGTTAGCTTCACTAGCCGCAATAGTAGACAACATCATTCTAACTTCAGGTGGTTTAAACATAGGAATATATTTATCTAAATATGCTTGTGCTATATCTACATCTCCTTGTGTAAAGAATTTTAATATCTGACCTATTAAATTCTTTTCAGGTTCAGATAATCTTTCATTCCAATCTCTTACGTCTTCATGTAAAGGAACTTCAGATGGTAG